TTTCTTCCCGTGGCATTGGTTCACTGAAGATGACTCGTGAGGGAACCAACGTTGTTGGTGATGACTTCATGCTTGCTACTGCTGCTGATATTGTTGCCGATCCTTCTGCTCCTGATGCTTTCGTTGAAGGTATCATGGAAGGAAAAGATTGGGTTTGGGATGGTGGCATTCTTAGAGAAGCAACTGCTCGTAAAACCTATAAGCAGATCAATACATTAGTGACTCAAAAACAACTTGACGAGAAGAAGTTAGATCTTTTTAACGACTTCCTCGCAAATCTTTAATGTATAAATAAATATAGATTAAGTAGATTAATCGGAGAAACCTTCAATGTCGCTTGGACGCTTACAAGAAATGGAAACTAAGACTACGAAAGTATCTGATCAAGTCACTCGCGGTGCTAAGGCGGGTGATCCCATGCCTACCATGGCGGATCCAGGTACTCAACTCGCATCAGTAGAAGACCTCGGCGGACCTTCCCCCGAGAACTATAAACCCGACGACGACTCGGCAAAACTGAAAGAGCCAAGTCTTAAGACCGTTGCTGACGTAGTGAACCGTGGCGCAAAGAAGGCAGACGCTATGCCCAAAATGGCCAAAGAGGAGGAAGAGGTGCTCGAAGACGGACAGGAAATCGTCGCTGAAGACGAAGTTACCGAAGAGGAAACTGTCGAAGAAGTCGAAGAGTATAACGTTGAAGAAGACGTTGAAGCTCTCCTCGGTGGCGAAGAACTCTCTGAGGAATTCAGAGAGAAGGCAAAAACTATCTTTGAAGCTGCACTGACCGCTAAGGTTGCAGAAATCAAAGAGGCACTCGAAGTTCAATACGAAGAGAGAGTTGCTGAAGAGATCGACAGCATGAAAGTCGAACTCACCGAACGTGTCGATTCTTATCTGGAGTACGTCGCTGACGAATGGCTCCAAGAGAATCAACTCGCGGTCGAAAACGGTCTGAAGACCGAAATGACCGAATCATTCCTCGGTGGAATGAAGAGTCTTTTTGAAGAGCATTATGTAACTATCCCTGAAGACAAATATGATGTTCTCGCCAATATGGTCGAGAAGTTAGATGATATGGAGACTAAACTCAACGAGCAAATCGATAAGAATATCGGACTCAACAAGCGTCTCGCAGAGTCGGTTGCTGACGGTATCCTGGAGAACGTTTCTGATGGACTTGCTTCCACTCAGAAGGAGAAGCTCGCTTCCCTCGCAGAAGGTGTAGAGTTTGAAAGTGAAGAATCTTATAGAGAGAAACTGGAAACGCTGAAGGAGTCATACTTCACCAGCAAGACTACCTCTCAATCCTCCCAAGCTGAGTCACTCTCAGAAGGTGTAGATGACGCTGGCGCTTCTTCGGAAGGCAGAATGTCACATTACCTTAAGTTCCTGGACGCAGCGGGTAACAACTGAATTTTTTATTAAAGCAAACATCAACTACCTTTTAAAGAAATGTTCCAATCAGAGCATCTGGTTGAAAAGTGGAAGCCACTTCTCGACCACGACGGAGGAATCTCCGACTCACACCGTAGAGCAGTAACCGCTGTTCTGCTGGAAAACCAAGAAAAGTTTTTACAAGAAGAGCAGTCCTTCCAGTCAGGTTTCAACCTGATGGAGACTCCGACCAACGCTGGTAATGCCGCTGGTGCCTCAGGTGCTTTCGGTTCTGACTCCACCCACGCTGGTCCGACTGCTGGTTTCGACCCCGTTCTGATCTCCCTGATCAGACGCTCCATGCCTAACCTGGTCGCTTATGACCTGGCTGGCGTTCAACCGATGAGCGGTCCTACTGGACTGATCTTCGCAATGCGTTCCCGCTACGCTGGTCCTGGAACCCCAGGTCAAGACGGTACTGAAGCATTCTTCGATGAAGCAGATACCGCCTTCTCTGGTCAGGATCATGGCTTCGACCTGACTGGTAGCGACAACGTTGCTGGTTTGGGTACTACCTCACAGACTGGTAGCAACCCTGCTGCTCTCAACCCTGTTGGTTCTGCTTCTTCCCTCGGTTATACCGTTGGTCAGGGCATGGCAACTGGCGATGCTGAAGCTCTGGACGGAACTGGTTCGGATGCCTTCAACGAGATGGCATTCAGCATCGAGAAGGTTACTGTAACCGCTAAGTCTCGTGCGCTGAAAGCTGAGTACAGCCTTGAGCTTGCTCAGGACCTGAAAGCAATCCACGGTCTGAACGCTGAAGCGGAACTCGCCAACATCCTCTCTACTGAGATCCTGGCTGAGATCAACCGCGAAGTCATCAGAACCATCTACAAGGTTGCTGAGCAGGGCGCTACCCTCAACACCGCTACCGCTGGTGAGTTCAACCTGGACGTTGACTCCAACGGTCGCTGGTCTGTTGAGAAGTTCAAAGGTCTGCTGTTCCAAATCGAGCGCGATGCTAACCAGATCGCACAAAGAACTCGTAGAGGAAAGGGCAATATTGTAATGTGCTCCGCTGATGTCGCTTCGGCTCTGACCATGGCTGGCATCCTGGATTACACCCCTGCCCTGAACGCTAACCTGAACGTTGATGACACTGGCAACACCTTTGCTGGAACCATCAATGGTAAGTATCGCGTCTACATCGATCCTTACGCTGCTAACAACTCTGCTAACCAGTATTACGTTGTTGGTTATAAGGGTACTTCCCCTTATGACGCTGGTCTGTTCTACTGCCCTTACGTTCCTCTCCAGATGGTTCGTGCCGTTGGTGAGAACTCCTTCCAGCCGAAGATTGGCTTCAAGACCCGCTATGGTCTGGTCGCTAACCCATTCGCTGAAGGCACCACCCAGGGTCTTGGCAGACTGCGTGTAAACGCTAACCGTTACTATCGTCGCGTCAAGGTCACGAACCTGATGTGATATAATATAGACTTCCGTGTGAAGGAAGTGACGAGGGGTCTTCGGACCCCTCTTTTTTTTGTCTAAATAGTGATGATGAATTCACTTTATCATGTACTACAAACCATATTCATTAGAGTGGCATCGGTATCGGTATTTGAAAGAAGCAATCGACAAGTACCTTGATGACGGTGTTGATCCTTCATTCATTATGGATGACATCAAAGACATTCTTCATGTTCGTTCTGAAGCAGCCTATGCTGAGTTTCATAGGATCAATCAACTAGAGCATTATCTATCGGAAGAGTAAATATGCTGTCAACTCAATACCGACTTCGCTTAGAATTTATTTGCAAGAAAATTGCCAATAAAGAAGAAGTCAAACTTGATGATATGATCTGGGCAGAGAAATTGTCAAAGGCAAATACCACTGCTCGCGAATGGTTAAGGAAAGCACGCCGCCAAGCTGCTCAGGACATTGAGGAGGGTAGTATGGACGATTTTATGAATAAGATGGGACTAGGAGATCCCGACCCATCTAATTACAAATCAGGGTTCTCTGGAGCGGATGAAATCGTAGATTGGTTCAAACAAGACAAACCAGACGACTGGAGGCAGCGTGACTAGGAATCTTTCCATAGTTTACAGTGACGGAAGTCAAGAATGCGAAAGAGTCTGTGCTCTCTTAAGACATATTAAATTTGATTTTAGAGAGTATCGTCTCAATCAACACTTCACACAAAGAGCATTTGAACAAGAGTTTGGTGAAGAAGCAACTTATCCTCAGGTTGCTATCGGTGCTAAACACATTGGTAATCTCAAAGAAGTTCTCCAATACATGGATCGACAAGGCATGTTAGTATGACTAACTCAAACCCATACAAAAGGCAAATACAAAATAGGAACTTCCTATCTCCAACGGGATTTAAATTTTCCCTGCAGAGATGCCCACAGGCAAGTTTCTTTGCCAACTCATGCAACTTTCCAGCAGTGACTCTTGGAGTTGCTGTTCAGCAAACTTATCTCAAACAGATCGATAGACCTGGAGATCAACTTCAGTTTGAAGACTTCTCATTGAGATTCTTGATTGATGAAGATCTGGAAAACTACATGCAGATCCAAAACTGGATGCGTGGACTTGGATTTCCTGAGTCCTTACAACAAATCTATGATGAAAGAAAGAAGGGTGCTTCTCTTTATAAGAACGCATCTGAAATGGGTGAGGAAGAATTGTTCTCAGACGGAACTCTACAAGTTCTGAGCAACAACCTCACTCCACAGTTTTACTTAAAGTTTTATGGATTGTTCCCAGTAACTCTGTCTACACTTCAGTTTGATGCCACACCATCAGATGTAGACTACTTTACAGCAGACGTTACTTTCAAGTATACTTACTATGAAGTGACAGATTTGAGCGGCAGAATTTTATGAATCTTGAGAATATACAAAGTATGTGGGAGAAAGACTCACAGATTGATCAAGATAATCTTCACACAGAATCACTAAAGATACCAGCACTACATGCAAAGTATCACGACATTTTCAATAACCTTCTTCTCCTGAGAAAGAAGGCAGAACAACAGCGCAGAAATATCCGTCACGAACGTTATCAATATTACTCTGGTAAAGCAGATCCAGATGTTTATATTGAAAATCCCTTTCCCAAGAAAGTTAGGGATAAGAGTGACATGGAAAGATATCTTTGTGCTGATGAAAAACTGAGTCAGGTCAGTTTGAAAATTGACTACTACGAAACTCAGCTAAATTATATTGAGAGCATTCTTAAACAAATAAGCAATCGCACTTATCAAATCAAGAATGCTATTGAATGGCAAAAATTCATTAGTGGATATGGTTAATCTGGAAATCCAAAAGAAGAATGAAGTCTACCTGAAGATATCAGCAGAGCCACATGTCTATCAGGAACTGTCAGACCACTTTACGTTTGAAGTTCCTGGTGCAAAATTTATGCCTCAATACAGAAGCAAGTATTGGGATGGAAAGATAAGACTATTCTCTACACATACAGGAGAGATCTATGTCGGTCTCCTGGATAAAGTCATTTCTTTCTGCAAGCAATATGATTATGAATATAAGTTTGTAGACA